ATGGAAAACAGATAATCCCATTAGAATTGTTTAGAAAAATGGACAGCGAAAGTGTTATGGATTGGTATGAAAGTAGATTAAGTGGTTTTGGGACTGGGTATTCAAATAAAGTCCTTGAAGAAGAGGAAGTTGGTATCGATGATGAATTTTTAGAAAGATTAGAAGATGGTCTTGAGAATGGTGTTCCATTTGATATATTTGGAGAAGATATTGAAGGAAAAGAAGTAAAATGTTTACCATTTTTATCAAGACAGTTAAATGGTCTTATGGATGGAACTACTACTGTTCTTGGAGGATATAGTTCGGCTGGAAAAGCATTAACTATGGATTCTCTAATATTATCAAAAGACGGATATAAAGAAATGAGAAATGTATCTATTGGGGATAATATATACGGAGAAGATGGTAAATTACATGTTGTTTTAGGAGTTTATCCTCAAGGGGTCAAAGATATTTATGAGGTCAAATTTAATGATGGATCTATTTCAAAGTGTAGTAAAGATCATTTGTGGAATATCCAAACTCAAAATGATAGAAGATTAAAAAAACCATTTAGAACATTAACTTTAGAACAAATTATGAGTAGAAAACTATATCACAATACAAAAAGTGGAGTTAAATGGGATATATTTATCCCAATGACAAAACCAGTTGAGTTTCAAAAAAATAAATTACCTATTGACCCTTATGTTCTTGGATTGTTAATAGGTGATGACTCATTAGGATGTAATTCATTTACTTTTTCAAATCCTGAAGAAGATATTATTAAAATGCTTCGGGAAAAATTAGGTGATGAATTTCTTGTAAAATATGTTGGAAGTGGTTGTGATTATAGAATATTTGATAAGTTAAAGTATAAATTTAAAAATGTAAATGATGAGGGTTATAAAAATAGACTAAAAATAAAATTAGATAACCTAGATTTATTAAATAAAAAAAGTGCTGATAAATTTATACCAAATATATACAAATATTCATCTATACAAGATAGAATTGATTTATTAGCTGGTCTAATTGATACTGATGGTGAAATTGATAAAAGTGCATACATCTATAGTTCGGTATCTAAGATTCTTGTGGAAGATATAAAATTTATTGCCGAAACCCTCGGTGGAACATGTTCTATATCAGAAAGACAGACTTATTTTAATGATGCCAATGGAGATAAAAAGAAAGGACAAAAATCATATAGACTATATATGAGAGTTCCAAATGATATACATATCTTCAAATCAATTAAACATAAAAAAAAGTATAAATTAGGGAGAGTAGATGTTAGAAGAAATATCAGGGAAATAAAATACATAGGCAAGGAAGAATGTCAATGTATTATGGTTGATAATCCGTCTGGTTTATTCTTAACAAATAATTGTATAGTCACACACAATACTACAGCTTGGATAACTGTGATTATGGGATTAATATACAGAGATAGGAAAATTCTTATTATATCTAATGAACAAAAAGCAAAAGTATTCAAAATACAATTTGTAGTATGGTTATTAGCTAAAAGGTTTAAATATTTTAATCTTACAAAGAAAAAACTTATGAGTGGAGATATATCTGAACAAGACAAGGCATATCTTAAAAAAGCACAAGAATATTGGAACACAGAAATTAAAGGCAAGGTTAAATTTATTGCTATTCCAGATGCAGATATGACTTTAGTAAAAAAGAAAATAAGAGAAAATGTTTTAAAACATGGGTATGACACTGTATTATATGACACACTCAAACTTGATTTAAACACAGACAATAAGCAATATTATCTAGAACTAATTAAGGACTCTAGAGAATTTGATAAGATGTCGAAAAAATATAATATTATTATGTTGCTTTCTCTCCAATTGGCAATTAATACTCTAGGAAAATTATTTTTAGATGCGTCTGTTTTATCTATGTCAAAACAAATTAAAGAAGTGTTGGAGAATCTTTTACTTATGAGAACTGTATATCCAGAAGAATTAGATCCTGAGAATAAAAAATATTATTGCAAACCATTTCAAAGAAAAAACATTGCAGGTAAATGGTGTGAAGAAGAATATATTCCAGATCAAACAGCAGTGTGGCGTATGCTCTTCGTAGATAAGGCTAGAAGTGGAGAAAATAGTTCAGATAATGGTATTGCTTATCTATTAAGATTTGACGGTGCTCACGGAACATTCTTAGAAGCAAGCATGTGTAGACCAAAACATGTAACTATAACATAAGGAGGAATAATCAATATGTTGTCGGAAATTAAAGAAAAACTCATAAATAATCCACAACATATTGAAAATATTCTTAGGGAGTATGGATTCAGTAATATTGATGTTAGGTCAAAAGAAATACGTTGTGGAATAGAAGACAATACCAACAAAAGTTCAGTTAGAATTAAATTAGTTAAAAATGATTACTTATATGTTTCTGATTATGGAAGAGCAATTAATTGTGATTTCTTTAGTTTTATCATCAAAATTAAAAATGTAGAATATAGAGATGTAATAAATGTAGTTAAACAAGAATTAGGGATAGAATATTTAACTTACACAAAAAGAAAATCAATATTTGGAGGATTTTATGATAAAATAAAGGTTAAAAAATCATCAATTATAGAATTAAATTACTATGAGGATGATATTCTAATTCCATATATGAATAAGTTTAATATGAAGTTCATTATGGATGGAATATCAATTGATAGTCAAAGAAAATTTAATATAGGATTTGATGTTTTATCGCAAAGAATTACATGCCCTTGGTGGAGTTTTGATGGTAGATTAGTTGGAATTACAGGAAGATATAATGGTGATTATGATGAAAATGGAACATTAAAGTGGTTCCCAGTTATTCCACATCCTAAATCACAAACATTATATGGATACACTGAAAATTATCAATATTTGCAAGGATGTGACGAATTATATATTGGAGAGTCAGAGAAATTTGCTCTCCAATTAGATACAATGGGAATTTATACAGGGTTAGCATTGGGAGGTAATTCAATTCACACTCCTCAGATAATACATATTATTAATCTTAATCCAAAAAGGTTATATTTTTGTTATGATGAAGGTTTGGATGAAGAAGTGATATTAAATCAAATACTGAAAGTAAAATCAATGATTAAATTCTTTGACATTAAGGTTGGATATATAATAGATAGAGAAAATAAAGTATTGCCTAAAGAATCAAAAATGAGTCCAACTGACTTAGGAAAAAATAAGTTTTTAGAATTAAAAAATAATTTTGTAGAATGGATGTGATTTATTGAAAGAAAATTGGAAGGTGTTAGAACCTAAAGAAGAATATAATGAATATGATTCTATGACTGATAAAATCTTAAAAATAAGAGGCATTAAAGATAAAGAAAAATTCCTTAAACCTAGTGACGATGATATTAATAGTCCTTGGGAATTATCCAATATGGAATTAGCGGTTGAAAAGATTGTGAATGCAATAAATAATAAGTTAATAGTAGGAATTTATGGAGATATTGATACCGATGGTGTAACTTCTCTAACAATTAAATATAAATATTTGGGTAATTATGGTCTTAAACCAATTATATTATATCATCAAAGAAATAAAGGGCATGGAGTAATTGTAGACAATGTTCCAAAAAATTTAGATTTACTCATTATTGTTGATAGTAGTAGTAATTCAGTTGAAGAATGTAAAGAATTAAGTAAACATATGGATATTGTAATATTAGATCATCATAATATAGAAATAGATAACCCGTATGCAATAGTGGTTAACCCTCAATGTAATGATTATCCTAATAAAAATCTTAGTGGAGCAGGAGTTTCCTATCAGGTTTGTAAAGCTATTGATGAAGAAATGCTTACTTTTTATGCTGATGATTATATTGATTTATGTGCTGTAGGATTAATCGGAGATATGATGGATGTGTTTGATCCAGAAACAAGAGCTTTAATACAAAAAGGGTTACTAAAAATACATAATAATTGTGATAAATCTCTCAAAGCAATTCTTAAACACTTAAAAAAAGAATATAAACCAAATGCCACAACAATTGCATTTTATTTAGTACCATTCATAAATTCTATTATTAGATTGGGAAAGATTGAAGACATTATAGAAATACTCACAACTGAAGATGAAAAAAGATTGAAAGTTTTAATTAAGACTTGTGGGGGAATGAATGACAAAAGAAAAGTATTGCAAGCAGAAATTGTTGAAAAAATAGAAAGTATAATTAATTTAGATCAT